GTACCTGAAGTACCTGAACTTCCTGCTACACCACTTGTACCTGAAGTACCTGAACTTCCTGCTACACCACTTGTACCTGAAGTACCTGATGTACCATTTGTAATTGGAACATTGTTTATTGAAAAAGAACCAGATATGTTTACCTGAGTCTGTGATATTTGTAATGGACTATTACCACCCAAACCATCTTGAACAGTTTGAAGTGAGGATGTTAGTCCTGTCGTACTATCCGTTAATTTTAATAATCCTTGAAAGGATTGTGATACGTATAAATTAGTTAATTGACCCATTTTATATTATATTTTGTGTTTTAAGTGTTTTCCCAATCTGTGTTTACGTTCTTCCAAAGTTCAGCAAGTTCACTCCATGTACTACCAGGTATAAATGGTAATATAGGAAGTACACATCTATCGTACGAGAACTTCTGTACAAAGTGAAAGTCTAATATCCATCCTGAAAGTATTGTCTCAGTTTTTTCATAGAATGGTTGAACCGTTGCGTCCCAACCTGCTTCAAAGTCTGACAAATACAACTTAGTAAAAAAGTCTTTTACTATTTCTAATTGGTCAGACAATACATCCTGTTGATTTGAAATATCGTTATTTAGTTTATCTACAAAGAATACCTTCCATCCCACATGTATTAAACCTGTTTCAAAATGTGTTGATTCAGGTGTAACATACATACGAGGATATTGAGGTTCCTGTTTTGTTATTATATCGTTTGTTAATTGTTCAATATCTCCAAATCCATAAGAATTAATTTGTTCATGTACGTCTGCGAACTCTTCAAATTTATTTAAAACATATTGATAACTTGTGAATTGTTGGTCCTCAGGGAATTGGAAGTTACCAAGTATAGGTAGTACACAACTGTTATAATCAAACGCTACCTGAAACGATAGGTTCAATGTCCAGCCACCAAGTGTTGTCTCAAATCGCTCTAAGAAAGGAAACACATCAGGTCTTTGATCTACAACCAAATCAAAACTAAAGTCTCCCTGAGCCGCAGTGAATGATTGTAATATAACTGTCCAAATATCTTTAACAATCTCCAAAGTATCAGACATTACCTCACTTTGGTTTGATTGGTCATCCTCCACTCTATCCATAATAATTATGGATAAACGATAGACTAAATGATTTTCATCTAATTTAACTTCACCAGGTACAATATACATTCTCACGTATCTCGGCTCCTGTTTCGTTGTTAAATCATTTGTACATTGAGCTAAATCACCGAACCCGAAAGATTTAATCTGTTCGTGGTGATAAGCTATTGAACTGAAGTACGTTAATAACTGTTTATAATTAATTGAACTTGTATTCATCTATTTGTAAATATAAAATAATCCTATACGTTATATGAAATTAAACAATTTGTCCCTGAGCCTTTCTTTGTAACCTAATCTGTTCCTGATCATATTGAATCAAGAATGATAGTTGGTTAAGAACCTCCATTACTTTTTTTTGATAGACAAGTTCATGCTTTGTAAAATCATTGTCAGTAATTCTGTTGATGACAAGGTACCAACCGTAGGTCTTTTGAAAACTATTCCCCATATCATCTTCCTCATACTCCATACGAGTTTTATCTTCGTCCATATCGAAAGTTTCGGAATCGAAGACAGCAGGGAATAACTTGAAAATCTGTTTCCGAATTTGGTAAAAAAAGTTTGTGCTCCAAGCACGTACCTCACATCTAACTTCTTTTTAAATAACTCAGACCTTTGTATCATACTATCTACATTATACTTCTCAATCTTAAAGTCATGTTCTGACTTTTCTTCTACGATTGGTCTAAACATTACTGCTGATAGTATGTGTAACATATCTAATAACTCATCAGGTTTCTTAGTTGAGATTGTATCCATGTCCACAAACTCAGCAAAGGTCATATCTTTCCAATTAGGAAAGAACCCATAGTGAACACCATCCAATTCAAATCTATCTTTAAATTCAACCTTATCCATTGGGATTAATGACATGACATATGCTGATAAATAACTAACCTCCTGATAATCTGATTCTAATAAATCCTCAATCGGTGCATCAGAAATAATACTCATTAGTCTTGCAGCAAAGTAATCATCACTGAATAAGTCTTTAATCTTATAAATCTTAGTGTAATTCTCAATTGATATAAAGTCAGGAACTTTATATTCTACTTCATCTATTTTAAATTTAATCATATATGTATATATTTTATCCTACGAACGCGATGGAATATCTTCCCGTCGCTTTCATACTTTTTATTTCAAAATACATCCTCATCATCAATGCGTCGGATAAATCGGGTGACTTACCCAATACCTTCTTCATCTCATCTTTGGATTGTACTGATACCTTATTATCTTTATCTACGTCTTTTAATTTGACCGATAATAGTTCTTGTGTTAATTCATCTATCGTTGATGGTTCCAATATGTTTAGACTCATCTTCCCTTCTTTAAATAGTTCAGATAGTTTAACATAACATTGTGACTTTAGGTTACTAAAGTTCTGTTCGTGTAATGGTCTTGCGTTGTTGATAAAGTTTGTTCCTCTAATCTGATCTGCTACACCTCCACCAACTCCATCAGAATCCACAATAACATTATTTGGATGTACTCCGTATTTCTGTATTAGTTCCCTTATTTCGGACGATAATTCTGTGGTTGATAACTTACTATACACAAGACATTCTAAGACCACCAGTCCACTCCAAACGATTGCCACGGACCTATCACTACCAAACCTTGCTACGTCCACTGAGATATATTTCTTATCTGTTGGATTTGGTTTGTTTAAGAACACACTATTGGATATACTATCAAAGTCAAATAGATTATCTGACTCATCCATATAATTCCAATCACCTTCTAACAATCTTTTACGTTGTTGTGGAGGTAATGACTTTAACATCTCAATATACGATGATGGTAAGTGTGGGTTGTCAAGGGGGAGTGCAGGAACAAACGCCATATTGTCTGGCAAGGTTTCCTGAATGTACGGAAGATAGAAGACCTTCTTCAACCATACTTGACCAGGGTTACATGTAAGTAATAACTTTGGTTGTAGATTGTATTGGTCCAACTTAAATCTCAGACGAGACTTTAGGATATTGTATGCGAGTTGTGATATTTGTGCCGCCTCGTCCACAAAGACTGCTGTCAATTCCAAACCACCTAACGAATCAAAGTTAGGGTCTGATGGTTGGTACTGTAAATCTTTTAATACTATCTCTGATTTGTTTTTAAATGTAATGACATTTGATTGTCCGTTATATACATAATGTTCTGACGCCTTTAATCCCATTGATTGTAAGGTTTCAAATAATGTATTGAGTGTGGTTAGTTTTAATTGTTGTAATACTGTTCTACCAATCAAACATCTTATCCCTGCGTATTGTAAACATAAAGTTGTAATCCATAAACATCCCAACCAAGATTTACCAGCACCAGCGGACCCTCCGTATAATACTTCGTTGGTTGTATCATCCATTAAAAGTTTCCAAGCGACTGATTGTTTCTTAGTTAGATTTATGTCTACTTCCATATTCATTTTCTATTCTTGCTTTTCTAATTTCCATATAAACCCACCTCTACTATTGAACTTTGTTCTGTTGTAAGTCCTCATTATGTCCCCATCGTCAATCCCTGTTGCTTTGGATGCCTCTAATCTATTCTTGTATGACGCTATAAAGTTTCCATCTAAATCATATTGAACTACTCTGTATAAATCTAATTCCTCACCTTCCATTCTCTTCTTACTAAACTCTGCGTATTTCTCATTCAACTCAAATCCTATGTATTGTCTTGATAATTCCTTACACGCTAAACCAGTCGTCGCTATACCACTGAAAATATCTACACACAAATCGTTCTCGTCTGTTAATAAGTTTATATAATATTTTGGTAAGTCTTTATAAAATGGTGCTGGATGTTTAATTGTATTATCTCTTGCGTGTCCTGCTGTGTGGAACCTAACCACATTATCAGGTCTTATTAAAAAAGGTAATTCCGTTTCTGATGTTGACCCTGTAAGATACTTTAACTTCATTATCTTTTTCTCACTTCTCTCACCATTATTAACCTCGCCGTGATTTGTTATATCCCATTTATACTTTGCTCTATCACTTGTTGCCTTTGCTGGTTCTTTGAGTGCTCTATCCATATAGAACTTTAATTCCTTTTGGTCTTTAACAAAATGGAATATAAACTCTGTATTATTTCTAAATCTTTTATTACCACCATTTGGTATCCCATTCATTTTGTGCCATATATAAGTGTCATAAAACTTTAATTTCGTTTCTTTTTGACTACGATATATTAATTCATACACAAAGGGGTTTCTTAACCCATTCTTACAATTATCATTTATGTTTAGTATGAAACTACCACTTGGTTTTAGGACCCTGTAAATCTCATCAAAGATGGGTAATAACCAATCACAATATTCATCAGGTTTTTGAACTGATATGTTCTTACCGTAATTTATAATATCGGCGTAGGGTGGGGATGTTATAATTAAATCCACACTATCATCAGGTAAATCTTTTATTAATTCAAAACAATCTCCTATTCTTATTTCTATCATATATATGTATATAAAATAACCAAAAACGAAACATTACTTCCGATGATGATAAATTTTTTTATTCTGTAATATTAATATTAATAGAAATAGTTTCACCATTTGAAGTTAGGTCAACTTTCTTTGGTGCTTCCATTCCTAATATCTTTGTTATGTCTCTTAGAACTTCTGATTCAATCCTTCTATTACCTTGTAGTCTACAACGATTTAAAAGGTCATACAGACGATTTAATTGTTCGGTTAGTATTTCCTCTTGGTTCTGATTATATCGTTCCTTCAGACGGTTCCTAACATCCTTCCACACATTCTCTGCTTGTCTTGTTGTTATATCATATTCCTGTGCGAACTGTTTCTTAAATTCATCATATGATTTTTTCTCATATAACATTAACTCAAAGGCTCGTTCCATCCTTTGTTCATATTCTATTTCGTTTGCTTTGTTTTCCTTGCTCATAATAATCCCATGTTTTTTAAGTGATTGGTAAATCTTCTTGCTTGTCCTTTACCACATCCTCCACAATTAAATATAAATTCCTCGTTGAACAATGACTGATATACCTTTTGAATAAATTCTTTCTTGTCTTCTCTGACTCCACCGTGTGATGTTAGTTCAGCATATGCGAGTTTAATATCATCTACGGTTGGAATATATATTTCAGGTTCCAAGTCAAATGGTAATGGTACATTTTCCACCACAACCTCTTTTGGTTTCTTACAAGTTGTACACTTTGTTCTCTTTTGTTTACCAGGATTTTCTATTGAGTTTAGTTTTAACTTTTCTAATCTATCCGTACTTCCGAGTTTGTCCATGTTTTAGTTCTTAGTTTGTCCACCATTCCAATTATTTAACTCTCGTGTTAATAGTTCATCAGGAGTTTGTGGAATTGGTTCTATTATATCTATGTTATTATACCAATCTATTTCTTCCTTAACCATTTCAACCTTTGGTATTTCTAATACTTCTGGTTGAGGGTTTATTACTACTGGTTCTCGTTTCTTTCCGCAATTACATCCCATGGTAAATTGTTTTGTTGTTCTTCTTCGATTATGACATTATTTTGTCTGTTGATTCTTTCTTGTTCTCTCTTTTCCATCATTACCTGATACAAATCAAGTAACTGTTCTCTTTCTTCAGGTGTATGTTTTTTTATCTTTTCCATTGTTTCTCTTTGAACCTTTAGGAACATCTTCTTTGATTCTCTATCTTGGAATCTTTTGTTTCTTCTTGTTGGTGATGCACTCATTCTTTTATCTTTTTACCGTGAATGACCCCCTGATAATCTATATCAATATGGTCAAACTTATAATAGTTTATTTCATAACCGTTGTTTTCTAATATATGTTCTATTGATAGTAAACAACTCAAGTTGTGGTACTCACACGCTATCTCATCTATACCATCAAAATGTTTATATTCAATTGCGTTCATCATTATTTCAGATCCTTCCACATCAATCTTCATTACCTGTGGTTTGTAATAATCCATATACATAATAAACTTCTCGTGTCTATCCACCATATCCATATGTGGAATGAAGTGTTGAACATTATAGTTTTGTTTAAACCATTCGTATGATTGTGGGTTTCCATCCACACCAATTACCTTTGACGCTTTACGTTCCTGTAAAAAATACACTGGTGTTGGTGTAAACTCTGAGTTGATTCCACAACCTAAATCTAATACAACCTTATCTCTGATGTTTAAAAATCCCCAATGAATGTCTGGTGATTCTGATGTGATGATTCTTTTTGGTTCCCTAATCTTCATTTAATTTAGTCTATTATTAATATCGTTTATTACACCTTGTCTTGCCTCCTTGATGTATCTACTCACACTCGTTAGTGGAATGTTTGTTTTCTGTGATACTTTCTTTAATGATCCCAAGGTCATATATAAATCCATTAGTGACTTGTGAAACCAATTTAATTCTGTATAACTTATCTCTAATATATCAAAAATATTCTGTTTTTCAAACTCTTCTTGTTCTGATTCCATGTTTAACGCTTCCGACAAATCAGAATATTTTTGTCTTTCTTTTCTAATTCTATAATGGTAGGGGGATGTTTTGGAGTAGTAGTTTACTCTCATGATTGAGGTGATGTAGTACTTGATACTATCATCGTTGTATTCTTTTAGTATTATCTGTTCCCTTGAGTATAATTGTAATATAACTTCATGTAATAGTTCCCTTGATGTTTCCTCGTCTGTCTTTGTTATCTTCTTTGATATGTTAAGTAATGTGTAGTAATGACGTGTTAGGTACGATTCTATTTCTTTATTCATTTTGACTTAATAATGTTTTCACATCTGAAAGAACTTGTACAACCTCGTAATTCTCATCTCCCAAATTAGTTATAATAGAACTTTCAATAATTCCATCCAATATTTCTAACCTATCTATTTCAGGTTCAACACTTCTATCAATAATATGTAACATTGAATCTATTATAGTATTACATAATGATACCCTTTGTTTATGAGTAAACTTAAAATAGTCTTTTGGTATATTTAATTCACCTATTTCAACTGAATCATTATTCTCCATTCTTAATCTTGTTTACAAGTTTTTGTATACTAGCGGTTGAGACACCATACTTTATACCAATTCTTTTATAAGTCCAATCCTTACTTGAATTATATAATTCAATTATTTCTTGTCTATGTTCTTCATTCCAATTAATTCCTGATGTATAAATTAATTTTTTTTTAACCTTTGGGAATACCAATTTACCATCAATTAATTCTTTAACACCAGGTTTTACGAAATGACCATACTCATCATTATAAGTATAACCAAGTACCTTCATTACCATATAAGTTTGTTTCTTTTGATATTCATCAACCCATACCCCAACTCTATTATTTACTATTTCTGAACCACCACTTGTTTCCAATTCCCCCTGTCTTTCCTCTTTTCTTCTATTCTTTTCTCTTTTGTTACAACATTTTCTACAATCAAGGTATGTAGTTTTTTTACTTTCGCCATGATAATAATAATCATCCATCCTATTTTTATAAATACGACAAGTTCTACATTGTTTGTAATCAGGATTTGTTATGAATGAATTATTCTGTTCCACAGGTTGAGGTTCCAATACCTCTATTTCTAAGACCACTGGTTCAATTATCTCTTTCATTGTGATACTTTCCTTGTATTTTGTTTTTTGATTCTTAAAACAATACTTACAGTACCTTCTGGTTCTTTGTTTCTTTTGAGTACTATGATAGTAGGTATAATATTCCTCAACAGGTTTATCAACAAAACATTTGGTACATATCATAAATACTTGAGTTTAAACAAAAAACCCCCACCTAACAAAATATTAGGTAGGGGAAGAAAATTCCTAATGTTTGGGAACATACTAGAATAATATAATTATACTATAATTTTGGAATAAAATCAATATTATAATTCTATAAATTTTTTATTACTTTTTATTACAACAGAATGTTGGTTAAAAATATATTGATCGTTGGTACTTAATTCTTCTGGTTTTAGTTTTCGTAGTAAAGTCAGATATTCTTCCCTTTCAGTTGAGTTTAGTTTTCTAAATTCCTTCAACGATAGTTCATTATTTCTCCAGTACCACTGACCAGTTTTTAATAGTTTCATATTATTTTTTTTTGATAGTTAAATTATTTGTAAATATAAATAAAGATAAGTATAATTCCAAATGGGCACAATTCGGCCTCCCTGTCATTTATCCACACCCACCAAACTTCCTTAAACCAGTCTATGTTGATCATGTGACTCTCAACAATTGCCCCATATTTAAGTTACGAATTGATGACCTTTTTTGTAGCAGGTATGTCTATTATCTCTATTTGAGTTTTATCCACCTGTAAGACCCGTACTGATGATTGGAATAATTATTAACAATTCTATCTGGCTACCCTCGGGGCGATAGTCCTCCTTTTTCTGTCAGAAGACCTACATTCATAAGTATATACTTTTTTATCAAAAGATAAAAATTTCTAAAATATTTTTTTTTATCAGATATTTATATTAAGTTTACATAAACAATTAAACTCTTAACGAATGGCAATTCAATTCAAATCCTATTGGAAAACTACGGACCTGACAGAAGATCAGTTACGTCTATCAATTAACTCATGTAAAACTCAAGATTATAGAGTTTACGAACTATTCAAAACATTTGGTACGTTAACCACAGACGACGCATATGTTCTATACAATGAACTTTGTGGTTCAATTAAAGAAACTTCAGTTGGTAGAAGTAGAAACAAAATATTAAAAAATAAAGCAATTTATGAAATTGGTTCAACGGATGGTCCAAGTAATAGACCAGTTACTTTATATACAATTGTAGATAATCCACCGACAGAATTAAAAACATTCAACAAAAAATTACCAAAGTCCATCTCAATTGATTTGATATTTGATGAGGATGGTAATTTAGATGTTGATAAAATGTATCAATCAACATCAGAGAAATTAGATTTTATTATTAACAAATATAACGTATAAACAAAATGGCAAACTGTCCCGAATTTTACAGCACAGATATTAAAATCTTGCAACAATCTCAAAGTAAATTAGTACTTGAGTATTTGAACATAATGGGTGTTAAACCTACCGTAGAAGAACTTTGGAGAGTAACTGAAGTATTTGTTCAATGTTGTCTTCATAAACAAGACGATGACCTTAAAAAGAGAATTAA